GGCCAAGTCAGCAATTTTAAGTACCATTCTCAAACTAAGTTCCCTAAGTCTAGCACTCTTTAAGACCATAAAGTCTATAATTTCTTTTTCAAACTCTTTGCTAAAGCCATACTCTTTAAGCATGCCATCTCTAACAATTTGATTAATCCTTAAAAACTTATCGCTAGTAGAGTCCATACCTAAATCAATGTAATGACATCTACTCATTAATGCTTCTAAGTGATCTTTAATCTTTTTACTTCTAACATTTTCAAAATTAACATTAGTAATAAAAATACAACCACCTTGGAATTCAAACCTATCAGGTATACCTTCTCTTCTTAAAGCCTGAGATTCTGCTTTCCAACTAATTGTTCTCTTTTTACCAGAGTCCAATACAGCCTTCAACATGTTCAAACAAACTTCATCAAACAAAATGCTATCACAGTCATCAAACACTAGGATATCACCTTTGTTTGAGTTGTTAAACAATGTTTGGTACAAACCAATTGGAGTCATCGAACCTTTAACTACTTCAGTTCTTGGAGGTTGCCCACCAACTTTAGCCATTGCATCATACTCATCTAATATAGTTTCTACACCATAAGATTTACCAACTCCTGGAGGGCCACTTACAATAAGACCTCTTACTGTACCATTTGCTACAGCATCAGTCATTTGATCTAAAACAGCAAACCTTCCAGCAATTCTATCCATTGCCTGTTGTTCTGTCTCTTTCTTCTTAGGTTTAACCTTTACTGGCATTGTTGATTGATAATCTTCTTTACTAGCAGGTTCAACACTAAGTGGTGAGTCAACTAAAATTCTAACTCTTTTAGCATTTGGTCCCATTAAAGAACTACCATCTACAGTAACAAAAGCACCTTTCTTACCAAAGGTTAATTGTTTTACTACTGGGAACACCGCATCTTTAATAGGTGCATTACGGTAAGTACCTTTTTTTATTTTAACAAAGTTTTCCATTTTTCCTCCCACGGATTAATTTAACTTATACTCTTATTATAACAAATAATTAATATTTGTCAACCTTTAAGCCGCCTTTACCTCTTCTTTTAGTTGAGGATCATTATGATCAAACCAACCATTAGCAGTTTTATACTGACACTGGTAGTCATTTCTAGTACCACCCTCACCAGGTATCCATTGTTCCGCTCTGCTGATAATAGCAGAGTTCCAATAAGATTCATCGCCTGGGGTGTGATGGGTACGACATTTCCACTGCTTGTCCTCATAATAGAACTGAGTAGCAATTTCCCAACTCTCACAAATTGGTCCTTTACCGTCGCCATTTTTACCAAGATCACGTATTTCCCAGTCGATGATATACTCTTCGAAAGCCTCGTTTTTGCTTTCTATAAGTTTAGTTAATGTAGGAATGCCATTAGCAACAATGCTGTTGATATTGGATTCAGTTAAGTCAGTAACAAAATAAGTGCTACCACCCTTAAACTTCCAATGTGCTTCATCAATACCATGTCTATACCCCTCATCATGAGCCGCATAGTTTTCTCTATATTGAGTGTTTATTACTAAAGTTTGCATATTTACTCCTACCTAAATATTTAATATACATATAGTATAGCAAATTTTGGGGATATGTCAACCTTTTTAATTGATAAATTTGTTAATTAAATTACTTAATTTACGATCTTGCATTAGAATAAGATTCTTATTATTATGTTCTATTTTATCTAAATTGCTTAGATAATAGTCTTTAATAAATCCTTTACCTTTTTTAACTAAATCTTTGATCTTTAACATTTTATAATAAGGATCTAAAAAATCAAACTCTTGCCCTAATAAATCATCAAATGTATGAAATCCTAAATTTTTAAGGTATCTGAGATGTCCTTTACAGGCTAATGGAATAGGTATTTGTCCAGACAGAAAAGGCTTAAAAGTTTTTTCAGTCACAACAGGCATTTCTATTTCTGACTCAGTATAAATGTGTGCGTATGCATTACTAAAAGCAGGATTATTTAAAGTATGATCATGTTCCATATTTTTTCCTTTTTCATATTGTTTAGGAAGTATTTGTACAAATTCATTAAACTTGTCTTCAGGAATAAATGTATTTTTGATTATAGGTTTTTGTCCATGCAATGATTGTGTGTAAAAAATCTCATCTAATAAATTTGCATTCCATAAATAAAACCCTAGTTCTAGTCGAAAATATCTTGGATAATTATTTAAAAAACTAAATCCATATTCTCTATTTTCAGTTTTTATAATATCTGAATGCTTAAGATTAAACATATATGGATAGGATATTTCGTATATATTATCTGCAATTTTTTTATCTTTAATTCCTAATGTTTGTATAATAAAAAATGCATCCAAATTAGATAGATATTCCATCAGTTGATCGAATTCTGACCTATGATTGCTCTGCTCACCAGTATAAACATCAGTATTAGATAACAAAAAATTTTTAATTCCATAATTTTGTTTAAAATATTGTACACGAGTTTTTATATCTTTAGGAGTCAAACTGGATATTCCTAAATTCATAGAAGTATCTAAATCACAATTAAATGCTTTTAATATTTTTGCATCATGCCCAAATACAATTTGGGATTCTTTAAAATTTTCTTCTGTAAAAGTTTTGTTATCTAACATCAAATTATTCTAATTACTATTACACCATATTGGTCCATTGCAACATTTTTACATCCTATTCTATCTATAACTTCATATACTAAGTTTATCATTCGTTGAGAATTCCCACAAATAATTGTTAATGGAATATTCTCTTGATTCATAAGTATAAAATTTTCTACTAAAATGTCAACCTCATGATGCCTTTTACCATGTAAATCTAATTTCATTTTAGAAAATCCTCACTTGTTAAAAGATCAAAATTATGTTGTAATCTTCTACTATGTAATTTATGTTTTTCTAATAAATCTACATCTAACAACCTGTCTATTTCTTTAACTAGTAAATCTAATCTTTTTTCATAATCTTCTTCTAAATCATAGGAATGATCTATTATATCATCAAATACATCTATGCCTAAATCTTTTAAAGTTTTTATGGCAAAGGGTCTATTAAATGTTACAAAAAATTGTTTTGCATAAATTGGCTTCCAGGTTTTTTCAGTAAAAAAGTCTGCGTTATCTGGAGATGTTTCAGTGATTACATTTAAGGCACAATCAGTATATGCTGAATGATTAATGCTGTGATCACACCCCCTGTCATAACCATTATCATTTGGGAAATTATTAAATCCGGTTTCACCATATTGATCTAAAAAGTTTTTTACAATAGATCTATCTAAATCTGAATTACATAACTTTAAGTATTTGGCATCTTCCTCTTTATCTGTAGTACCCCTATTTGTAGGATATATACTATATAACATTTTATTAAAATTTTTAGTTACTTTCAATGAATAAAAAAGATCGACTCGTGATTTTCTTGGTACACCATTGAGGCAACTAGCAAGATGTTTTCTTTCTTTATCAAAGGTTTCATGTACACCTTCCTTGTATTGCCAAATAAAAGGATTGTGATATTTTTCTGTTGTTCTACAATGAAAAATATTCTTAAAATTGTTCAATAGTGTAAAATATTCTCTGTCCACATTCCAATTTCTAACAATTTCGTATGTATGATCAAAAGGGTCATAAGAAAAATCAAAGATCACACACTCTTTGTTTTCAGATTTTATCATTGGTTCAAGTTTTGTTTTAAACATAGTCAAACCATTATCTTTTTCTAAAGGATATATACTCATATTGATATACAAGTATTCTTTACTGTCGTCCAGTAAATGAGATATATTTTTTATTCTGGTATATACCGGAAATGCATCAGATTCTTTTTCTAAAATAGAAGTGACCTGATCTACTCTATAACGATGTCTTCCATTCCCGCAGTTCTCAGTCTTGTAATGTGTCCAATCTGCCATTGTTTTGTATCTAATCCTTTCATTATACCTAAGTATTTATTACGCAAAAGGCTAAATTGATTCACTAGATGAGTTAGGTCTATCACACTTTGCTCACCATCTACAAATTTGTCTGCATCTCTGCTACTCAGTGTTCTATTATAGTTTTCTAAATATTTTCTGAATATTTTAGAACGTTCTCTGCGAAGTTCTATATTTAAATGTTCGAGTATTGCTTCAATCTCTTGTAGTTGATTGAAGCGAAACTCTGTCAGACCGGGTAGGGAGGCGGAGGCTTTCTCCAGACTCCCTTTGATCTTGACTTCCCATCTGGCTTCTTCCAATTCTTTTTCGTAATATTCGATCGCCGGAACTATATTACCTAAGTCTTGAACAATTTTATTATAATGGGTAGCCATTTACTAATCCCAATCCTCTTCGTCATCATCTTCTAAACCGAAGTCAAAATGACTAATTAGTGCCGCCTTCATCACTGAATCAAACTGATTAAGTGCATCTTCTACTTCTGATATATCTAATTGATCATCAAACACTCTTACAATCTCTTCAGCAACATGAAGTCGTTCTTTTACTGCTACATATGGTTTAATACTATCCCATACATTATAAAGTAATTCAGTTTCAGGATTCATCTGTATATTCCTCCATCTCTGGTTCTAATACTTCTGGTTCAATATCTTCTGGCACGTCTTCTTGTGCTATAGGATTTTGCCCCCATTCATCTAAAATTACTTGAAGTTTATCATCAGTCCAGCCTTTTCTGAACTCTTTGATTTCCTCACCAGTAACTGGTGATACATAAGAAAGTTTGTTGCCGACTTTAACCACAATGCCTTTTGCTTCTAACATTTCTAACATACCACTATAAGGGTCCATTCCTGTTTCATATGGAATCTTGATTTGCACACCTTCAAAAGGTTTGCTGTATCTGGATTTCATAACTTTACAGGCGGCTCTTATACCTTGTACTGTAGATACTTTGTTTCCATCTGCATCTTCTTTTAATTTTAGTTTCTTTATTGCTACAACAATACTACTTGCATATATAAAACCTTGTCCGCCTGATATTTTATCATCAGGGTCAAACATGTCTTGTGATGCATAAGTATGGTTTGTTGCGACAATACCTATTGGAAAGGGTGCTATTTGGTTAACTGTGTTTCTAACTAAAGACGCCAATGCCTTTGGTTTTCTACCCATATCTCCTTTCATATCACCTTTCTCAAATTGTGTTACATCTGTAGGTGTTAATAACATACCTAAACTATCAATCACAAACAATAACTTAGGCATTTCTTCGTAAGGAAGATCTCCATAGTTATTTTTATAATCTTTCATAAATTCACTTATTGCTTTAGCAACATCGTCAATCATTGAAACACTGATTTTTAATAGTTTTTCTGGTGACGTATCAACATCTAATGCCTGTAACCATTGTTCATCTAATGCGTTCTCAGAGTCAAATAATACTACTTGGCATCCTTGATCTTGTGCATTTTTTACAATGTTTCCAGAACATATAAACGATTTACCAGAACCTGATTCACCTGCAAACACACTAACTTTACCTAGTGGGATACCTCCATTGAAGTCCCCACTTATTAGGTAGTCAAGTGTTTTGTTACCAGTGCTGATCCAATCCTTTGGGTCATGGAAACCAGCACTAATACCTGAAATGCTTTTAGTTAAACCGGTTCTGAACTTTGTTAAGTCAAATGGTTTTTGCATAATTTCTCCTTACGACTGTCTGTTTCTGATCATGTTAAGAATATCATCTGCTGATTTCTTACCAGTATCTTCTGCTGGAGCAGTTGCTACTGTTTCAGCCACTGGTGCTGGAGCAGGAGTTTCTACTGCTGGTGCAGTTGTTTCCGCTACAGGAGCCACACTCTCTGTTGCAGGTGTCTGTACTGCTGGAGCAGGTTGAGCCGGTGCAACTGTTGATTGTGTTTGTGTACCTGTATCAAGTCCATAGGGTTTGAAAAAGTTACCCCATTTTGCTGGGTCATATAATTCTCCATCTACACTTGCTTGGAACATTTCTGCTATTGCTTGTACGCCTTCTGCTGTTGGTTTAGCAGGAAGGAAGTCGTTTAAGTTATACAAACCATGTGTATCAATTGCCGCAAGTTGTTCTTCAGTAAGAGCACTTTCTTTTCTTGCCCACTTACTTGTAGAATAGTCTGCGTATTGACCTTTGGTTGTTTTGGATAATCTGAAATCAGTACCTGCAACATAGTCTGTTGGGAGGTTTTCCATTTCTGGGTCCATAAGTGCTGATTTGATTATGTTAAATATTTGAGGACCAATTACAAATCTTCTAATTGGATTCTCTGGTGCAGTTTCATCTAAAGGATTTTCATTTACAAACCCTTGGAAGATGTAACTTCTTTTTTTCCAATACTTTCTACCCATGTCTTCTAGACTTGGATCTTTAAACCAAGGACGTACCTCAGTTAATACTGGACATGTTTCACCAAACATTTCCATACAAGGTACTTGTACAGTTGTTGGTTTTTGATCGCCACCTACAACTCCAGGGAATGTAAGTCTGATCATTTGTCGTTCTACCCAAAAGAACGTGTTATTTGGATCTGAGTCAGGTAAGAACCTTAATAAAGTACTTGTACCTTCGTCTATGTTCCAAAATGGGTATATTGCGTTATCGCTTTGAGCTGGGGAACTACCTTTGGAATTGTTTTCCATTGATTGTAGTTTAGCTCTTATTTCTGCTAATGAGGCCATGATATTTCTCCTATATTTGCCATGTTCGTAATACCTTCTGTGTTTAGGGTATTACTATTTTTCTATTATAATGCCAAGATGTAAAAAAGTCAACACCTTTTTACAACTATTGGTAAATTATTTTACCAACAAATTTATTTATCTATAAAGTAATATATTACTCTACAAAACGGTCTAAAAATGCTTCGTATGATTCTTCAACACTCATTGGAGCATTTTTTACATCGTGCTGACCTGCACTTAATAAACAACTTTTAATCGCACCATATTCAAATTGGTTAAGTTGTCCACCATCACTTAGTTTAGTTCCTATACTTTGTAAGTAATTAGAAAGTGCTGAATCTTTAGCACTATATCCTAACTGACTTACCTGATATCCTAATTTTGCATTTGGTGTAGCAAAATCTACTAAGTCTGATTCTTTTAAATTGTTCTGTAAATCTTCAAATGATTCTTTTTGTATTGCATCTGTTATGTATGTTTCAAAAGCATGTTTTTTGCTTGCCATTACTTTTAAATTATCTAATACATTTGCAACTTTATCATCAAAATGTGTTTCTGTAAACTTGCTTTCTAAATCTAAGTCATCTTGTAGCAGTTCTACATTATTATAATTTGTAACTGTCTCTACTGCATTAGCATAAGTTTTAACACCACTTAATTTTTTAAAATTATTTTTGATATCATTTATATTTTCTATTGCTAAAGATACAAATTCTTCATTTGTTTCATTTACCAATTTTGCCTTTCTTACATAGTTTACAAATTCTTTAAGTTTATTCAAATCTTTAGACATTTGTGTGATCGATTCACCTATTTCATCATAAGTTTCTCCGCCATTGTGCAAATGTCTTGCCATTGCTCTTGCGGCTGGCAGATTGTTTTCTGCCAT